TCATATGTTTAGATTATATAATTTATAATATATATTAGAGTGAAGATAAAAAAACTGGCCCTAGAGCCAGTTTTCTATAAAAATATTAAGAGTTTATTATGCTCCCACGTTTTCTTCAACCCAGTGATCACAACGATAAGTCATTGTTAAATCAACTGCGTCTGGAGTTTCATAACTCAATTCATCTACAAAATCAGGTTGACCTGTAGGGAATACATCTTTACAAGTAATCTTTCTAAAGATATCACCTGCTCTGTTATATTGTACAATGATCATACTTCCTACATAGTCTTTCTTTAATCCCATTTCACCAGTCAATGGATCATAGATTAATTTGTACCAATTACGGAATGTATTGTAAATGTAATTTTCGTTAGCTTCGTTTAAGTTAAGACTAAAGTTAACAGTCAGATCCATAAATGTTTGACCTGGCATACTTGCAAATGAACGGTCAGCAAATTTGTATTTCTGTCCGATTGCATCTACAGCAGGGTTTAAGTTATTTAAACCTCCAATAGTTTTAACTTGCTCTAAGATTAAACCCGTATCATCCCCTAGTGGTGAAAATACTGTCACCTCAAAAAGGTTAGGCTGAACTGGTTCGTACCTTTGGCTACTGGCCCTTGATTGGGTATAATGTGGTAGTGGCATATTATTTTATTTTTTTTATATATTCTCTTTTAGTTTCTTCTTATTGGAAGTTTCCTGAACTAATAGCTCCTGTTTTCAGAATTGTAGTTCTCTGTACGAGAATTTCCATTCCTCTTACTGGTTCAATGTATGTATCTAAGATACCAACATTTTGATCAATAACTTCTGGTGTGTTATTAGTTTCATCCATTATATTTTTATAATCATAAACACCATCATCATTTTGAACCGTTGATAAGAAGTTATCAGCAAGTGTTTTAATTTCCAATCTAGTTTGAGCTGTGTTAAATTCAAACAGATAGTTTTTAAGAATTGCTTCTATCCCATCTTGGATGTAAATTACAACCTCTCTACAGTTAATAGAACTTAAAGCAGATTTCGTAACTTGCTGTGCAGTTTTATTTGCAAAGATCGTCGGCCCAGTTCCACTTTGGAATACAATTGGATTCAATCCAAATGGTTCTAAGTATTCTCTGTCCTCTTTTCCAAGATTAATTTCTAATCCTACAACACCTGATCCACCTACAACACCTCTACGAACTCCTGCAACTAATGACCATGGTAAAGCATTTTCATATTTTGCAATAAAGTTATTTGAAACATATGCAGCCGGTACAACATTTATATTTCTACCTAAATCCCTAACCGTAATAAACGGATAATAGAATGCTCCCCAACTCGCACCTTGTGTTGGTGACGGTAATGAGTATCTTACTGTTGGATTCTTAGCAAGATCACCACCAGTAGAAATAAATCTAGATGATAAGCTTCCAGTTAGATCTTTAAATGATGGATCTGTATTGTTCTTAAAGTCTTTAGCCGATGGGGCATTTAATATAGCAAATGCGTTCTTTCTAGTAGAAGCCAATATTGTATAAATTGCCTTAGATCCACTTTCAATACCGTTTCCGAATGTATCTACAATATATCTAAAGTTAATTACATCCCTATCAGTTAATGCCTTAAATAAATTTGTCCCATTTAAGGTGCCATTTAATATAGCATTTTGTCTTTCGTTTGTTCCATCAGGTACATGTCTTGTGTTATCTAATTTAAAACCATCTAAAGTAAATACATTTAAGTAATCAACCCACTTATCAATAGGATAATATAATTCTACCTTAACTACGCCAGCAGCTGTTGTGGTTGCGATTTCACTTTGGCATGTTACTAATAATGCAGTTTTTCCTGCAGGAATAGTACTAAATTCAGCATTAGTTAATCCACCTTGTACAACATTCATTCTCGTTAACCTTGAATGTGGTGTTGTAGCATCACCTTCAAAATGTACTAAATAATTTCCTACAACTACATCAGCAGCATCAGGATTATCAGATGCAATTAATACCTGGTTAGGTTTTAGCGCAGGCTCGGTAATAGAATCTGAAATAATATCAATAGAAACATTATTAGCACCTTTTAGTGTTTGGATTCCTAATGTACCTGCCGGGTAAGTAATACCTGTGTCTGAATATTCTGTGTCTATAAAGAAACCACCATTACCAGGATCTAAAGTAAACTCAACATGAGGAGTTATGTTATTAAATGCATCTTCTTCATAAGGAGTTACCTGAACCGATGGTAAATTATAATCTGCATCTGAAATAGCAATAGTCGTTAATGCAGTAGTTGGTGTTGCAGTATGAATAAAACCGTAGTTAACAGCATTAAATACTAAGTAACTTAAATACTCGGTACCACCATTTAAATATACAGCTTCATCACCATCAGTAAGAGTACCATTTGAGAATTGGCTATATAATGTTGATCCGTAACCTCCTATAATATTAGAATTGTTTGGATCTGCTAACGGTGCTTCATCAGTAACAAAACCTAAATCTTGTTCATTAATGTATGTATAAGTTGCTCCAACTGTTGAAAAACATGTTGAATCAATAGTTCCATTTGAACCAGATAAAATTAAGGTTACAGTATTACCTACAACCTGGTGTGAAATTACTGGAACAAATACATTAGCACCACTTAAATTAATAGCTTCAATATAACTACCTACAATTACATTAGTGTTAGCAGTCATACCTGAAAATGCGTCAAATAATGAATCACCAACAGAACCTTGTACTTGAATCTGTACATCACCGCTACTTAAATCTACAACTGAAAGAATATCACCAGTACTTTGATCAACAACGTTTGGTGTAACACCTGTACCTACATAGCTTAAATCAGATACAATGGATCCACTATATGATAAGAAATTAACATCATCTTGTAATGTTGTAGCTTGAGTATATTCAAGGTTATGGCCTATCATATCAATACCACCAGCAACACCATCAATTAATGTATCACCGTCAAATAAATCTTCATTTACCGCGACGAATACACCAGTGCTTGCCGTATCAGCATTAATAACTTTTTCAACAAAAAGGTTATTACCTAGTAAGTCTGTAAAGTTAGGAAGTAATGATGCAGTATAAGTTGCAATTAAATCAACTTCTGATTCATTAAAGAATTCTGCTATTTTAGAATCTGTTGCATCAGCTTGGAATATTCTTCTCTTTAAACCTTGTACTTTATCAAAATACTGCTGGAATATTGGATCTGCCGCAAACCTTTCATAAGGTGTTGCAGAATTAAAGTCTCCACCAAAGTTACCATTAATGATAAATACATCTACTAAGAAGTCAGATACTAAACTATCTTTATCTAAATAGCCTGGTACATTTGCAGCACCATACCATTCTTCTGCAGTTACATTGAATCCTGTAGAGTTTGCAGCTGATGCCTTTCTTACAATAACTGAAACAGGATTTTGTCCTAAATTAGTAAAGTCCAATAAATCATTAGTAGTCGTAGAACTAAACGCTAATTTATTAGCACCTACATTATCAAGGAAGTCTTCCGATGATGGATAAAAGAATTTATCTCTGTTGTACATTTTTTGATATTCTGCCATTGCCCCTTCATTAAGTTGTGCTTCAGGGGTTGCAGATGTACCAAATTTAATATAGTCTACCTTATCGGCAGCCGTTAAATTTAATAGGTTAAGAGCAAGAATTGGTCCTCTTTCCAATGCTGCTAAACAGCTTCTGTGGAAAAATGAATCCTTTCTTTCTAAGTTTCTGTCAATATCACCATATACTTGTTTAAAGAATGCGGTGTCAGGTACAAATACCGGAGTATTAAAGGGACCTGTTTTAGAGAAACCGACAATTAACCTTGTCTGATTAGCAGGAATACTAACTACTTGAGATTTGTCAAATTCAAATCTGTAAGTTCCTGCTGCTTTAATCGAAGCGATTTTCGGATCTAGTGCCATCTTATATTATTTTTTTTATTTGCTTTTTTTATATATCCACTAACCTATAACTTTTTATACCAAGTCGTATATGTCAAAGTTGAGTTGTCCACCTTTTGCATCTTGCTCTAAGATAGCATCAATTTTATTTTGAATGCTCTGCTCTGCAACATCGTGTATTTCTTCAGCAAAATCGGAAAAGTCTAATGTAAAAAAGAATTCAGAACTATTTATACATGTCATTATTAAATCATCATGGCCTAATTGACCGGCATATGTACCATTTGGCAATTTACCGAATGTAGCTGCCTCATATACAGTTTGCTTATCTTTTATTATGATTTTATTTTGAGTGATATATTTTTTAAAGTTTTGGCAAAAAATAGGTTTGTTATCTTTTTTTACCTTTAATCCAAATTGTTTTGTTCTAGCATCTATACGGTGTTTAAATTTAACAACAGATTCTTCATCAAAATCATTTCTCTGTGGAAAAACGGTTTCCATTCTTTTAATTAGCTCACCACCAAATAAATTCCATTCAATAATTAATTTTACATTTTCTGAATGAAAAACATCATAAGCTAAAATATAAAGAGATTTTGCAAATTCTTCAATAGTATGTTCATTACTTCTAAATCTACCAACTTGTCTAATTCTATAAAAATCAATAAAGCTACCTGGTGAAGTTACCTTTTTCCAATCGGCTTCATCCATAAGTTCTATCTTAAAGATATTAATAATAGAATAGTCACCGCCTGTACCTTCTGCTATATCAACAGAAAAACACCAATAATTTTCATCTTCTTCACAGTCATCTAAATTAAATTCAGGATCCCATAACAAACCAGAATATTCTACTTGCTCATCTTCAAATTCTACAATCTCACGATGTACAAATTCTATTTCATTGCCTTTTAATTTTTTAAGACTATCTGGTCCTAGTAATAATGATGAGCCTGCTATAAACTGATTTCCATATTGCCTATTAAATGCTTCATCACTACCTAAGTTAGCAACCTCTTGTCTCATCCAAGCCTCATCTCTACCAGGGACATCCCACCAATCCACTCTAAAGGGTGTATATTCACTTAACCCTTTATCAGCAGCAGTATATATGTCATAAAATTTATTAAAGCCGTTAGGTGTACTTGTTATGATAACTTTAGAGTTTGTGGATGCGGATACCGTTGGATACACGTTTTCATAAAAGGTATCAACGAAATTTGCAGGGATATGAGCAAACTCATCCATGAATAATAAATGAATAGTAAAACCAATTGCTGCTTTCTTTGTTGTTGTCTGACCAATTATTCTGCAGCCATTATCAAACTTAGAATTAAATACATCCCATTTAAGAGTACCCGGTTTAAGAAAGAAAGGTAAATGTTCTAATATAGTTTTACCTTTGTCAATGATCTCTCTAGTTGTTGCACCTTTATTTGAAAGTATTAAAGAATTCTTATCAAAGTTGAATAATGAATACCAAGCTATAAAAATAGACGAGCATATAGTTTTACCAACTTGTCTACTGGCTAAACATACATTAAATCTTTCTGCTTGGAACTGCCTTAACATTTCTTCTTGATAAGGTCTTAAATTAATTGTTTGTAAACCGTGATCGGTCATTACAGTACAATAAGTATTGGCAAAGTATACAATATCTTTTGCACACTTTTTAATTTCCTTTATTTCATTTGAGGTATAATTAAAAACAATATTACCTTTTCTTAAATTAGGATTACCTTCATAGAATGGTGTAGACGCTGGCTTATAACCTTCTTCTATTGCAAACATTAATTGTTCTACACTCTCACTAGACCATGAAAAGGCCTGCTGAGCTTTACCAATACTAAAATCAAATCCTGCACTAGGTGCTTGTGGTTTCTGTGGCATCTTCTTCTATTACAGCAAGAACGTGATTTATATGAAGGATTTCAAACTTATCCCCATTAAATGTGTATTCAGTACCCTTGCCTATTGTTTTTACTATTTTATCGCCTTTCTTTACTTCAAGGCTATCGGATGCTTCTATTACTAAAGCAACCCTGTTATATTTTTCTTCAGGAATAATTAATCCACTATCGGTTCTTCGTTCGCCTTGTTCTATTTCCTGTGTAAGAATGTAATCATTCTTCATTTTCATCGCTATCGACATCTTGTATATCTTCTTCGTTAATTGTTTCTTGTAATGCTCTCATTAGATCTTTTGTACCTCTTGATTTAACACCACTTTGTTTTTTATTATTACTTTCTGAGTTGCCATGATATACATCAATATCTCGTGAAGTCTTTTTAGCATTTTCTTCAATTGCTACCATGTACATTGTTTGGCTTTTTATAATATCTAAAAGAGTTCTCTGTAAATCACTAAGTACTTCAAACATTCTAGGAGATACATCACCTTCATTAATAATATCCATTAATTGAGAAATTGCAATTTCGCTGTTCTCCATTTGTCTTATTAACATACCTAATGCATATTCATCTAAATTAGATTTTGCTTGAATATATTCATGCTCTGCAATAATCTCTTCACTTAAATAAAATTTAAGTAAACTTGACATTACTTTCTTTGCTTTAGTTTTTGCTTTAGTTAATGCAACTGCTTGTGTGCTTTCTAATCTTACTTTAGGTAATTCTGGAGTATCATCTAAACCAGGTACTTCATCTGGTAACTCACTAAGTAAATCACCTATACTGTCCCTAAATTTATCCTTTGAGTTATCTTCCATTAATGTTTGATTTATAATATATATTCCAGGTTATCTGGCGTCGGTTACATCCTGGAGCATTAATTCAGGAGAAGCATTATCTAATAATAATGTTAAGTGTGTGTCCTTTACTACATATTGACTAAGTACCAAAGACTGTAATTCCTCTTCTATTGGCTTTTTCCAAATTCTTATATTTGTAAGATCTGTTTGGCACCCTAGTATTTTCCAAGAATCATTATCTATAACATCCACTGGCAAATAAGTTTTTGTATCATTAAATATTAGATTTAACTTAGCGGTCAATTCAGGATTAACAGATCCTGATGTTTCAATTGTGTTATAAATAAATAAGCCTAATTGTCTCGCGGTCGCATTAAGGTTAATTACAAATGCATACCAATTATCTTTAAGTAATGATTGAGTTATTTTCCACTTATAATAAGAATCATTAATTTTCATAATAAACCAATTGGTTGTATATGTAAATGAAACGGATTGTGTTGGTGGTAATAAGTCATTTTCATAAATCATAAAGTTATTACTTTCTTCTTTATTAAAACTTGGGGAACC